CGTCCCGCTCTTGTAGTGCAGCAGCGCATCGATCCGTTGACTGATACTGGCCAGCGTCCCGGCATAGCTTGACCCGGCCGCCACCCCCCGCACCACATACAGCATGTCAGTCCAGATGCGCGTCGCCCCGCCGCCGATCGCATCCAGATCCTCGCCGCTCAAATTCCCGATCAGCACCGCCGGGAACCCGCCGCCCTGCCGGATCATGTCCATGTGCACGCCGTTGACGCCGTCGGTCAGATACCCCCGCAGCGTCGCATCCCCGCTCAGCGTCGCATACAACCACTGCTCGGCCACCACCGTCTCGATCGCCATCAGCGCAGCCGCCTCTCCAAGTCCGTCATCTTCCGCACGAACTCCCGGCGCTCCTTCTCAGCCGCCGGCACAAAAAACGGCCGGTTCGCCATCCGGGTCGTCCCGAACTCCAAATACTCCGCATACTCAGCGTTCGTGTACAGCAACCCCTGGTCCGCCTTGACCATCGTCTGCTGCACGCTGTCGATCAGATTGCCCGTGTCCACCGCCGGCGCTTCACCGGGTGCGCTCGCCTGGTGCGCCCCATAGATCAGCCCGCCCTTCGGCCCCGCCATCGACGTCTTGACGTCCGTCTCCAGATCGTCCAGCGTCTCCCCGATCACATCCTTCACCGCCCCCGGCAGCCGCCTGGCAATCTCCCCCAACCGGTTATACTCGACCTTTACCGCCACCCGCATCCGTCACCTGCCCACTCGCCACTTGCCCACTTATGCGACTTCCCGACACAACACCTTCCGCACCACCTCACTCGTCCGCTCCGCCACCTGCGCCACCTCCAGCGTGTCCCCGCTAATGCTCAGCCGGTCCGCCACTTGCACATCCGTCCCGTGCGCCACCACCACCATCCACGGCGAGGCGATCCCCAACCGGCCGGCCACCACCTGCTCCTCCGGCCCCAGTTCCGTCCGCCGCCAGCAGTCCACCGCCCCCGCGGCCGCCCACGTATCCGACCAGCCCCCGGCCCCGTCACTGGCGCTGGTCACCCGCTGGATCACGCAACTGTCCGTCATCCGGGTCTCGGCCATCGCCCGCAGCCGCCGCAAACTCGTTGGGTCCATCGTCAAACCACCGCCCCCGTCGAAGAAACCTCGTAAGTGAACCCGGTGTAATCGATCATGCCCACCGTCACCGAACCCGGCAGACTCTCCGCCCCGGCCGCCGTCAGCCCATCCGCCCACTCCTGCGCTTGCGCCCGCAGCTCCGCCGCCGTCCGGGTCAAGTCCTCGCGCTCGTCCTGCACCTGCGTGATCTTGGCCGCCGCCGCATACTGATTCGCCAGCGTCCGCAGCACCCCCGGCACCGCCGTCCGCCAGGTCGTCGCCCCGGTGATAAAAATCGCCAGCTCCTCGTCCGAGAAATTGCCGCCGGCCGGCTTCACCCCGGCCCCGCTCACCGTGTCCCCGATCGCCAGCCGCACCTTCGCCAGATCCGTGCTCAGCGAAGTCTCAGAATAAGTGAACGTCATCTGCGCCCCCTACTTTGTACTCCCCCGTTGCGACCTTGCCGACTTGCCGACTTGCCCACTTGCGACTTGCCCACTTGCCGCCGCCACCCCCACCAGCGCCTCCAAGAAATCCGCCACCGCCTCACGCTGCAACAGCGCCCCGATCGCCGGATCCTTTGCCGTCGCCTGCAACCCCGCCGGCGTCGCCACCCCGAACCGCTCCCCCAGCTCCCTCGCCGCCGCCACCAGCCGCAACGTCGCCGTCTCATCCCGTGCCGCCTGCAAACTCGGTTTCATCTCTACCACCCTTCGCCGTCATTGTGAGGCCCGCCGTTCGGGCCGAAGCAATCTCTGTCAGGGGTCAACCTCTCTCAAAGATCAACCCCTAACAATCCATTATCAGTTGTTCGCCCGACTCACCTCAATGAACCGGGTACCGTCCGAGTAGCCACACAACACGTCATACTGATTCAGCGTAGCATCCGCCGTCAGTATCTGGTTCCCTGTATCTTGGATCAGCACATTCTGTGCGCTGGTATTCTCGATGCACGCGAACACCCCACTGGCCGGAATCGTGATTGTCGGCGTCACTGCCCCAGCCGCCGTAATTGGCTGCCACGCCCCGCTGATCGCAAATGCCACCCCATCTGTCACCGTCACACTGGTAGCCGCCGTCAGATTCGCCAGCCCTGCCAGCGTCAATCCGCCATTCGCCGCC